AAAAACTTGACGCAATCGCAAAGGATGAATTTAGTTATGGAACGTAATACACGACACAGTGTAGACAAAGGTAAAGAATTTATTAATTCTGGAATGACTCTTATTACCGATCTTGAAAGTGACAAACACCTTGAAAAATCTAAAAATATTAAAGACAAAAATAAACGTCAACAAAGTAGTTGAGCAACTTAAGAAGTATCCAGGAGACTGGGATCACCAGAAAAATCTGGAGAGGTCCCAGTCTCTTGTTGACAAAGGGTTTGCTGACTTGCCAGTCAGCGCACTTCAACTTATAATGGGTGGAGTCAAAACCAAAGAAGACTTTGTTGGAGACTCTGAGATCAACATCAAAACTCCTGCTTATGCTCATCACAGTGAGATCCGAAAGATCATACGCAAGCACTTTAAGAATGCGGACATTCATAGATGCGGTTTTCTTTCACTTCCTGTTGATGAAATAGTTGGAGCACATATTGATGAAGGAACATACTATCTGAGCAGAAACAGATATCACCTTTCAATACTTGGAAGGTATCAATATTTCTGTGGCAAAGAAACTGTCATTGTTGAACCAGGAACTCTTCTTTGGTTCAATAACAAACTACCTCATGGAACCGTTAACATCGGTGATGAAACACGTATAACCTTCGTATTTGACATTCCACATGGACAAAGTTGAAATTCTAATTCTAAGAAATCTTCTTTACAATGAGGAGTATCTTCGTAAGGTAATGCCTTTTATTAAATCTGAATACTATGAGGATTCTAATCAAAAGATTGTTTTTGAAGAAATAGAAGAATTTGTTCAAAAGTATAATCAACCAGCAACAAAGGAAGTCCTTTGTATTGAAGTAGAAAAACGACAAGATATTAATGATACAACTTTTAGTGAGATTACAAAACTCATTAGTTATCTTGATGATGTCCCTACAGATTATGATTGGTTAGTAGATACTACTGAAAAATGGTGTAGAGATCGTGCTATCTATTTGGCACTCATGGAATCTATTGCTCTTACAGATGGAAAAGATAAAGATAAAGATCGTGATGCCATTCCCAGTATTCTGTCAGAAGCTCTGGCAGTTTCTTTTGATGCTCATGTAGGGCATGACTACTTACTTGATTATGAAGAAAGATATGAATCATACCACCGCGAAGAGGACAAGATACCATTCGACCTTGAGTATTTCAACAAGATTACGAAAGGTGGTCTCCCGAATAAAACACTTAACATTGCTCTCGCTGGCACTGGTGTCGGCAAAAGTTTGTTTATGTGTCATGTTGCAGCTGCCGCACTCCTGGGAGGGAAAAACGTATTATACATCACGGCTGAAATGGCTGAAGAGAAAATTGCGGAGCGAATTGATGCTAACTTACTCAATGTACCTATTCAGGAGATAACAAATCTTCCTAAATTAATGTTTGAGGAAAAGGTAACAAAACTATCGCAGAAAACTCAGGGTTCTCTTATAATTAAAGAATATCCAACTGCATCTGCACATAGTGGACACTTTAGGTCACTTCTTAATGAACTTGCACTTAAGAAATCATTTAGACCTGATATTATTTTCATTGATTACCTTAATATATGTGCTTCCGAAAGATATCGCGCTGGTAGCAATGTCAATTCATATACAGTTGTCAAGGCAATTGCTGAAGAACTTAGAGGACTCGCTGTCGAAGCAAACGTCCCTATCGTATCTGCCACCCAGACCACTCGTTCTGGTTATGGTAGCTCTGACGTTGACATTACTGACACTAGTGAGTCCTTTGGTCTCCCTGCTACTGCTGATCTTATGTTTGCCCTTATTTCTACAGATGACCTTGAGGGATTAGGACAAATTATGGTTAAGCAATTGAAGAATAGATACAATGATCCAACTATTTCTAAAAGATTTGTAGTTGGTATTGATCGTGCCAAGATGAGACTGTATGATTGTGAGCAGACTGCACAAGATGACATTCTTGACAATGGTAGAGATGAAGAGTATACTAACGATGAACCAAAATCAAAAAAATCATTTGAGGGGTTTAAGTTTTGAACGGATACTACTCTGTATTTGATCCAACTGGTAAGAAGATTGCTGATTGCGGTTCTATTAAAGATGCCGTTAATCTTATTGGGACAAGAGGTGATGGTCACTATTACCAATTCAAACCAACTTACGAAACCGTTGAGGTCAAACTTTTAGAAAGACCCAAACTCCCAACTAAAGATATTATCGTCAATATGGACGGTGGTGTTGGTGGTAGTTGGGAAGAGGTAGAATATATTGAAGTAGAAGGTCAAAAACTTCCTACACAACAACTTCCTCAAAATTGCCAAGAACCATTTATCCCGGATTTTCATGACTAAAGTTGACACTGAAAAATATGTAGAATTTGTCAGGGGAGTAACCAGTGAACCAAGTCTCGACTATGGTGCAATGGGATCTCGTCTTGCAGAACTTGAGGTAACTGGAACGAATACATCACAGTTACTTACTGCTGCTCTTGGTCTCTGTGCAGAGTCTGGTGAGTTTACTGAGGTTGTGAAAAAGATTATCTTCCAGGGTAAACCATACAACGAAGAGAATGTCTTTCATATGAAACGTGAACTGGGAGATATCTGCTGGTATCTTGCTCAGGCATGTATGGCACTTGATACTACCTTTGATGAGATCATTGAGATGAACGTTGACAAACTTCAGGCACGTTATCCCGGTGGTAGTTTTAATGTTCACAAATCTGAAAATCGTAAGGAAGGTGATGTGTGAATAATCTCAAAATCCCCTTTGCTATCGTATCTTTCCTGTTGGTTCAGGGTGCGGGTGCAGTGTGGTGGTCCTCACAAATTGATGGACGAGTCGGAACTCTTGAAGAAGGGAGTCTGAATATTGCCAGAGAAAATCGTAGGTACATTGAGCAAGTGATTCAACCTTCCTATGGAATCAGTAGTTCCTGGAAGAATCAATACCACGATGAGTGGGTTTTGAAAGGAGGATGGAAATGATTACTATTAATGAGGATAAGGAGTAATCCTCCTCGGGGTTATAGCTCAGTTGGTAGAGCGCCTGCTTTGCAAGCAGGATGTCAGCGGTTCGAGTCCGCTTAACTCCATAATAAATACTTAAAAAGTATTGTGTGTTATGAGTAACACTGCTAAACAAGAAGATTGTTCTATCTTATTTTTTAAAGAACACTGCGATAAAAAATTTAATCTTAACGACAAACAATACGCTGAGTTAGACAAGAAAGCATTTGGCAAGAGTGGAGTTTATCCTCAAGCAAATGCTGTTTGGAGAAGAAGTTATGATGAGCAAGTTATTGGTCTCATGAATTACATGATATCAAGAGGTATTACAACGACAGGTTGGTCTTGGTCAAGAGATCAAGCAAATGGTATGATGAACTTCTTGAATAAAATCGCACAACAAAAAGGTGGAGTTACGGGATCTCTTGACAGTTGGAATCCCATGGATGTTGTTGCCGTAAAAAAATCAGATGATGCAAAGATAAAAAAAAGAATTACGGAGATGTGTGATACTGGTGATAAATTATTAAATTTAAAAAATTTAAATGCTTTAATGGAGGAATATATTAGAGAAAAAAAATTGATGCCAATATCTCTTAAACAAGTTGGCAAGAATGAGAGAGGAACTTTTGAAATGAGTTCAAACTTGAAAACCAGAGAGGCAAAAAGAAGATCACTTCATGAGTTCTCTGCAGATAATTTTATGTGTGATTTGGCATGGGATTCTGATGCAAATGAATGGAAGTTCGCGCAGGAAATTTCCTGGGACATGATTGACAAAGGAGGAGGGGGTAGAGAAGCTATGTCGGTTCATGTTCAGGGCAGAACCTTTCAGGCAAAACAACCAAGGGAAAAACCTCAACATAGTGGTGCTGCGATTGGCGCTACTGGTGCCATGCTTGGTAAAGCATCTGTTGGAAAGTTAGATGATTTTGTAAAAAAATGTGGTTTGAGTGAAGTTCCTGCACCGGCAAAACACCCACATATTCCAAGTCCAGGAACTGTATGGTCCGATGCTGATAAAAAATACTGGATTGATTTATATAATATCCTAAAATCTGCAACTATTGATGGTAAAAAAATAGATTTTGGTAGTCCTGGAAAATATGCAGAGGGGAATAATCCTATTGAGAAAGGATTTGAGGCAGCACTTAATGAAGCTTGTCTTGCAGATCAAAGAGATGCCAGAACAAAAACTGGTAGATCTGCTGGAAGTAGATTAACTGCAAAGTTGTGGGGAATGGAATGGTTACATCGTTACTACATGATGTCTAAAAAGAAAAAGTTTGACATCTTCATGCACGTACTAGTTGATGCGATGAAAAAAGAGTCTTTAACTGCAGGACCTTTTATTAAAGTGTTCGGTAAACCAGGACTTACTGCAAAAAGATACTAAATAATGTATAAGGATTACCAATATAAATGAAAAGTTTCTTTCAGTTCCTGAATGAGGCACAATCGCAGGCAAGTATGCAGGCGAATAAACTGAACCTCAAGAGTGACGGACACGGTGGTTGGTTAGACACCCGTGGAAAGTTTGTTGCGACTACTGAAGATGGTAAGTTAAAGTTTGTAGATAAGAAGAAAGCAAAAGGTCCAGAGGAAACAAAAGCACAACCTAGAGCACAAGCAAAACCAGAAGAGAAAGAAAAGAAAACAGAGGCACCTGAAGATACTAAAAAGAAATCATCTGGTGAAGATGAAGAAGGTGATGCATCTGGAGAGACTACAGAAACTTTAACTGTTGCATTTGGTCGTTTTAATCCACCAACAGTTGGTCATGGAAAACTTCTAGCAGCAGCAAAGAAAGCAGCAGAAGGTGAAGACCTTAAGATTTATCCATCACGATCACAGGATGCTAAGAAGAATCCACTTGATCCTGACATGAAAGTTTCTTTCATGAAGAAAATGTTCCCTGATTTTGCAGAGGTTATTATTAATGATGATGAGATGAAGTCAATCTTTGACGTATTGGTTGCAGCAGACGAGGCAGGATATAAGAATGTCAATATCATTGTAGGATCAGATCGTCAATCCGAGTTTGAGAATCTGGCAACAAAGTATAATGGTGAACTCTATAACTTTGATAATATTCGCGTCATCTCTGCAGGTGTGAGAGATGCGGATGCTGAAGGTGTTGAGGGTATGTCAGCATCTAAAATGAGAAAGGCAGTTATGGATGATGACTTTAAATCATTCCGTAGTGGAACACCAAAAGAATTAGATGATGGTGACACTACCGCACTGTTTGATGCAGTTCGTCAGGGTATGGGATCCAAAAAGAAAAAGAAAGAAGTCGCTGAGATGTGGGAGATTGCTCCCAAGTATGATCAGGGAGGACTTCGTAATCAGTATGTGCGAGGTTTAATTTATCGCATGGGTGATATTGTTGAAAGTTTAAACACAGGATTAGTTGGTAAGATTATTCGTAGAGGAACTAATCACCTAATCTGCGTGACCGAAGAGGACTATATGTTCAAGTCCTGGATCCGTGATGTCATGGAATATACAGAGAAAAAAATGGAACGTCGTATGAGAGTTCCTCAAAAACCAAACACCTTAGTTGGAACTGGTGGATACCTTAAAAATGCTATGGCAGCAACAGGAACCAAGAGCGTTAAGAATTTCATAAATAAGTATAAGATTAAAAAGTCATAGAATTACCATGTCTAATGGAATCGGTAAAAATCCTTTGCTTGATATCTCAAAGGTATACTTAGATCAAGTTGCTGAGAAGAAGGATGATTCATATCTTGAACCAGATATGAAGAAACGCCAAAAGAATAACGAGAAAGCACGTAAAGATATGGAGAAGATGGGAACTTCTATGAAGAACCCTCACTTTGAAGAGAAGCAGCAAGGATGGGATGTTGTAAATTCTCTTGCTGATGCATATAAAGGAATGCAAGAAGAGGGATATGGTGCTCCAGGACATAACCCTGGTTCTGGTGAGAAGTCCGTTGCTAGAGCAAAGGCATTGATGGATAAGAAGGGTCAGAAGGGTGCTCCTGGTCTAGATGCTATGATGGCTGCTAATAAAGAGCATAAGGCAAGAAGAGGAGTAAAGAAAGAAGAACTTGAGTTAGACGAGAATCGTCGTGCTGCCCGTGCTGCTGGTGGGTATAAGGACGACTCTAAGAAGCAAAATGATCCTTCCAAGGCAGGTTTCACTGGTATCGGTAACATGAGTATCGACCAGATCCGTAAGATGTCTGCTCGTATGGATAAGGAAAAGAAAGAATCCTACGATCCTATGGATGATCCAGATTTTGACCATGATGAAGCAGAAAAAAATCGTGGTGTTTCTGGAAAGAACAATCCTAAGGGTGGTAAGGCATTAAGTAAAAAGAAAAAAATGAAAGAAGGACTTGATCCTGTCGGCAAAGAAGACGGTGATGTCAACAATGATGGTAAGAAAGATAGCAGTGATTCTTACTTGATGAAACGTCGCAAGGCAATTGGCAGTGCGATGAAGAAAAAACTCAAGGAGTCAAGATCTCTTGCTGAGGTTATGACTGATACTGAGGATGATAAACCAATTAAAGAAAAGAAGATAAGCAATAAAATTAAAATCAATCCAAAACTTGGTGAGGCAGTAGAAGAACTAGGTGGTGAACTGCTTGAGATGACTGAAGTTGATGAAGCAGTCTATGGTGGAACTCCACCAGAGAAAAAAGACACCCGTATGACTGTCACCAATGCTGATAAGAAAGGTAATACTCCTGCTTATCAAGCATATAAGGCAGGTAATAAGAAGTATAAGGCTGCTGATCACATGAAAGAAGGTGATGGTGATCCTTGCTGGGATTCCCACAAGCAAGTTGGAATGAAGAAGAAAGGTG